ATCCTTGACTACAACCCATCTGATGCATTCCATTGGATTTACGACAAGGTGGTAACCCGTGATGACTGCGACTTCTACCAAACCACCTATCTTGATAACCCATTCCTTGATGCAGGCGTAAGGGCAGAGATTGAACGCCTAATGGAAACGGATGATGACTATTGGCGTATCTATGGCTTGGGTGAGCGTGGTATGAGCCGTGCTACCATCTTCCAATTTGGGATGAACGAGATACCTGCTGATGCGACCTTGCTTGCCTACGGGATGGACTTCGGCTACACCAACGACCCGACCTCGCTTGTTGCGGTGTACAAATCGGGGGATAACCTGTATGCTGATGAACTCATCTACCAAACAGGCTTGACCAACCCCGATATCAGCAACAGGCTAAAAGACCTAAACCTTGACAGGCGCACGGAGGTATATGCTGACTCTGCTGAACCTAAATCCATTGAGGAGTTGCATCGTATGGGATGGAACGTAAAACCCACGCAGAAGGGCGCAGATAGCGTCATAGTGGGTATTGACGTCCTGAAGCGACACAAGCTATTCGTAACACCACGAAGCAGCAACCTAATCAAAGAGATGCAGAACTACAAATGGGTAGAGGACAAGAACGGCAACCTGCTCAATAAGCCCATAGACGCATTCAACCACGCCATAGATGCAATGCGCTACGCAACATACAACAAGCTATCCAAGCCGAACTACGGCAGGTATGCCATACGTTAAATTCAAAAGGTTATTTATATATGGAACTAAAGGTCATAGTACCCACCACCCTAAACGAAATCACCCTTGAGCAATACCAAAGGTTTGCACGGCTTGATGGTGACGAGGAGTTCCTAACGCACAAGATACTTGAGATATTTTGTGGCGTGCCTTTGGCTGAACTCCCAAACGTCAAGTTCTCAAGCGTAGCCAACGTCCTCAGACACATTAACACTATGTTTGAGGAGAAGCCACCGCTAAAGCCTACGTTTACTCTTGGTGAACAGGAGTTCGGTTTCATTCCAAACCTTGAGGACATCACCTTTGGAGAGTACGTTGACCTTGATAACTATATGGGTGACGTTCAAAACCTTCACAAGACAATGGCAGTACTTTACCGTCCGGTAACGGAGAAGGCGGGTAGGCGGTATTCCATTGAGCCATACGATTCTGCGCAGAAATACGAGCAGCAGATGAAAGATGCTCCGATGGATGTGGTAATGGGCGCATCGCTTTTTTTTTGGCGTTTAGGAAACGACTTGTTAATCGCTACTCTGAACTCTTTGGAGAATCAGAAAACGAATACTCAGGAGAAGCCCAATTTGGACGCAAGTGGGGATGGTACTCTTCATTCTATCAGCTCGCTCAAGGAGATGTTACAAGATTTGATAGAGTCGGAACACTCGGTGTTCACGAAGCCCTTACCTTTCTCGTTTTTGAAAAAGAGCGAATTGAATTAGAACGCAAGCAAATAGCAAAAATTAAATGAGGCAGTTTTACGACATCACCACCAAGCTCAAGGATACGCTTGAGGCGCATAGCCAAGTCAACGTAGTGACTACGGGTGACCTGTTTGATATTGACCTGAACAAGCAGACCATCTTTCCCTTGAGCCATATCATTGTAAACCAAGCAACATTTGAAGGCCAAATCGTACGGATGAACGTAAGCCTCGTATGTATGGACTTGGTAGATGAAACCAAAGAGAACCCACGAAGCCAAGCAGAGCCTTTCTACGGAACGAGCAACGAGCAGGATATTCTGAATACGCAGCTTGCGGTAATCAACGATGTAATTACGGAACTACGCAGAGGCACGTTATACACGGACTTGTACCAATTGGACGGCACGGCATCGGCAGTACCATTCAGCGAGCGTTTTGAAAACCTACTCGCCGGATGGACTGCTACGTTTGATGTGTTGCTTGCTAACACCGAAATCAGCATTTGCTAAATGGCACGGGAAGAGTTGGTGCAGGGTGTGTTGGTGAAGTTTGCTAAATATGTTGTTCAGCAAGCAAGAACCAATTTAACCAAAGGCAAACACAACTTCAGTAAGGAGCTGTACAACTCAATTGACTATTCTATTTACATTCAGAAAGATAAGTTCTCTATTGTCTTTAGAATGGAAGAATATGGCGAATACCAAGACAAAGGTGTTAAGGGCGCAGGCGGAACGAGAAAGACCACAAGTAAGTTCAACAAGCGAAACAACAAAGGCAAGATTTGGAAGCAGAAGGCAGCCAATAGCCCATTCCAATACAAGGACAAGAAGCCACCTGTTTCAGCATTTAAGCAGTGGGCGCAATCCAAAGGTCTAAACCCATACGCAGTACGAGAGTCGGTGTATCGCCAAGGCATTGCACCCACTAAATTCTTCAGTACGCCATTCCGGTTAGGGTTTGAAAAACTACCTCCCGAAATCCTTAAGGCGTTTCAGATAACTGCTGACGATATTAAAATCAAACCACGATGAGCACACCTGTTTTATCTACACCGAGTAGTGTTGCAATGGCTCGCAGCCCGCAGTTTATAACTGCAAAGAACAATGCACTCGCTAATGACCGATTGGATGAGATGACTTTGAATCTTGCTATTTACACAGGAGCCAAAGCAGCATCCGCAACCAATAACTACAACCTATCAAAGGGCTATTCCATCAACGAAGTAATCAACTTTGAGGTGAGTGATTTGGTACGCTCGGAGTTTTATCACGACTTCAGCATTTGGAACGACATCGGCTACACGCAGAGTCCGCAAGGTGAATGCCTGTGGGTACGACCACAAGGTTCGTGGACGTATTCTAACAATGGTGCAGCAGCCACAACCGCAACGTGGAGTTCGGGAACAACATACGCATACATCACTACGGATGGGTGGGCAACGATGACAAACATCACCCCAACCTCAGTCAGTCAAGCAGTTCTTGCAACAAGTCGTGACCGCCAATGCCTGCCGAGTAATTACGAAGTGCTTGCTATCAACAATAGCATTGCAAACGATTTAGGATTAATTACCATCACTTGGGAGAGCGGTGACTCTGATGACTTTTATGTTTCTGCTATTAGCACAACACCGCCCGACCCTACAAGCACCAACACGCAAGACCTAATCATCTATGCAGGAGTTGGCCCTGCCAACCTTCAGGCAAACCCATACCTTCCTGCTGAATTGAAACCAAGCGCACAAACAGATGGCGGAATTGGTAGTTGGTATGATGTTATCCTAAAGGACACCGGAGGTGACCCTATCGCAACTGTACGATACTACCTAATCTGCGAGCCTAAATACACTCCCTACCAAATAGCATTCATCAACCGCTTCGGTGTAGCCGACTTCATCACGTTCTTCAAGCGCAGCGATGAGCGTGGTACGTTTACGCAGGACTCGTACCAAAAGAGCATCTACAACGATGGCTTCACCACGCCTTCGCTTGAGGTGGGCAAATACCAATCGTACAACGTAAATTCTCGCAACAGCCTAACGCTAAACACGGGCTTCGTGGATGAGGACTACGATGAAACCATCAAGGACATCTTGATGAGCGAATACGTAGCAGTTTTGGATGGCAGTACGTGGGTTAGCGTTGTTCCGGATAGGGGTAACATCGAATACCAAAAGCACATCAACCAAAAACTGATTAACTACACGCTGACCTTTACCTACGGATTTGACGAGCGCAGTTTGGTACGATGAACAAGGTAGATATTTACGTCAACGACTTTCGGCTTGACCTGTTTGATGATGAGGAAATCAGCATCAACCTGTCGGTGCAGAACGTGCAGGACATCAGCAAGGTGTTCACGGACTTCACGCAGGGCTTCACCGTACCCGCAAGCCCACGCAACAACGAGATACTTCAGCACTACTACAATTGGAATATCACAGGCTCAAAGGTTACCACCGAGACCGCAGGAAGCCCTGTTTGGAATAGTATTGGCATCACTTGGAACACTTGGACTACCAATTGGAACGCAGGTGCTTCAAGCACGAGCGTGACCAACACCTTTGACGGACGCTTGCGTCAGCCCGCAAGAATTGAAATCAACTCCTTGCCATTCCGAACAGGCGTGATTGAGGTTGATAACGTGCAGCTCAAAGGCACGGAGCCCTATGCCTACACGCTGACGTTCTATGGGGAATTGGTAAACCTCACCGACCTATTTGGTGACGACTACCTATACGACCTAAACTTC